CCCGGAAGGGCGCTCAAGCTGCTGCCGTCGCCGATGCGATAAACCGGATACTTACTAAAGTTCCGGAAGTTGACTCTATCGAGACAACTCCGTTCGGAGACGCAGTGTTCATCAGAGGGATTCCTCTGTGGAAAACACTTTTCAGGGAAGCTCCCCTAGTAACAACTAGGGAGTTTCTCTCACGATACGCCTTAATAAAGGGTGTCGAAGACCGCTTCGAAGGACTTGATCAAGTCCTTGGTGAGCAGATTATGTACGTGGCGTGGAAAGAAGCATCTCCCACTCCCGTACTTCGTGCGGAAATTGTCCCAGAAATGGGAAATAAAGCACGTATTGTCACGTTATCAGAATACTGGTTAAACGTGTTACAAGCTCCACTGGCCCATCTACTGATTGAGGCCATGAAGTTTCACCCAAGCGTCTTCTCAAGCTTTCACCGACAGGATCAAGCTTTTGAAGCCGTAAAGGGGCTAACTCGTATCAAGGCGAAAGCCTTGAGGAAGTCCATGAAAGTGACAGAAGTCACATACTATGAACATCCCCGTAAACCTTCCTATAGGAATTATACGGTGCAAGAAGCTGTGCTATCTAGCGACCTGAAGGACGCTACGAACGCACAAAACTGGGAAGTAACCAAAAGGTTACTTAGGAGTTTTATCCAGGGTTATGGCCTATCGGTCAGACCTGAATATATCAATGTTGTTCTAGATCTTATCGGACCTAGAATCATTGAATTACCAGGATTTGATACGATTGTATCAAAAACCGGGATCATGATGGGGGAAGCTATCGCTAAACCCTCACTCACAATCCTGAACCTGGCAGTTGAAGAACTTGCCTTTATTCGATATATCGAAAAGGAAGGTCTTCTTTTTGATAGCGAACCAACACCCTATCGGGATTGGCGCTACGTCCACATAGGGGGCGACGACCATCTAGCAAGAGGTCCCGTACCCTATCTTGATCTGATCACCCAAATACATTTGAGTGCCGGATCTCACATATCTCCTGGCCAACATGGTTGGTCCACGAGATGTGTTAAATATACTGAGCGTCTTCTAAATCTAGAAAACCTCGTATATGGAGAGCCTTTTAACCAAGGTGACTATAGTCGATCGATTATAGTTGACTCGGTAAAGGTTCGCCTTCTCGAGCGGGGTCAATCGACCCTGATGGCGAAGGATAACAAGAATGTGGCGATTGGTAAATCGGCACAACTTGGTGGATGTCTAGAATGGTTGCCGACAGACGACCGTTACTATACATACGATAAAAAGGACTCTATCAGAGCCCTATTTATCGAACGCATGGGAGAACTTTTACCTAGAAAGGCAAAGAATCCCCGCGCATTTGCGGCCATACACCTACCCACTGCAGTGGGAGGATATGGACTTGGACTCCGAAGAGACACTAAAAAGTGGGTCTTAGCTAGTCCTGAACCTACGAAGTGGTTGGTGTACCAAATACTTCAAGGTCAACACGTGAAAAAGCATTTCAGATGTTTCCGAAAGCTTAACACGAATACCTCCCGTCGTGGTGTAGTAGATTTACTACAATACCAGGAGGACATGGTTGATGAACTGAACTCAACCATGGCAATGGCTTGGAGTGCAAACGCATATCCAGGTCAAGCCATGTTTGCTGCTCAGCAATTCAGACCATTAGACTGGTGGGAACTTAAACATAAGTTCCCCTCAGATAACGCTAGAAGGACGATAGCCCTCGCAGCGGATAACAATATTCTCTCTGTCGAGGAATTTGTTAAAAGAGCAACTAGAGGAAATCTCTTCCAGGAGCTCTTAATTGGTGGTAAAGACCTATCGGTCTTTAATACCAATAAATATGTCGACACTTACCGAAAGGTAGTGTGGCCATATTATGAGAAAAACGTTGAACCTTGGGATCCCAAGCCATCGTTTCCTCAAACGTCCGAGCAAATAGCTACCGCTATTACTAAGGCGTTACCTATGTGGTTTATCGATATCACGGAAACCACACAGTTACCAGTACTCACAAGGGTGACCTCTCCTACCGGAGAAACTCACGAGGAGTACTATTATCAATCGGGGAGCTTTATTAAGCTACATACCCTTGGACTACCGTCCATGAATATTTCCCCGAAGAGACTGGGAGTCCGTCTTTAATAAAAGAAAGACCCCTGGTTAGTTCGACCGAACTGTTCAACCATCGAAATGGAGAACACGATCTTACCAACGCATAGTCATGC